CTCTTGAATGTATGCTGTACCAACTCTACCATCATTATATTGTGCCGCACTGTCGTCAGCACCTGTTGGCAAATATGAACTTGGAATACGCAACCCTCTAAACAACTTATTAGTAAAGTATTTTAAGTCATCAATTTCGCCTAGGTTAGTACCACCAGGTAATGTTTCAACTTTAGATCCACGTCCTTCTGCTGTTTGTGGGAAGAAGTAGTCCTCATTAATTGATAATGGATTGAAACTAGCATCAATAACGTTGGTTCCACCGCCTGTTGAACTTGGAATACGTCTTTGATGGATTTCATTTTTCACTCTTTCAACGAATCCCATAGCAAGGTGTGTTGGCATATTACCTACGTCAATATAGAACACACGTCTTTCAGGTGCTCTTTGTACACGATAGATAATGATAGCATCTTCTAATAATTCTTTTTGTTTATAAACTTTAAAAACTGATTCTAATAATGAATTACCAAAAGGAAAATTTCTATCTAAGCCTTCACTTAAACTTAAATGTACAACGTGGTTGGCATCAATTGCCAATTGATTCATTTGTCTTTCAAATCTTGTACCAAAGTTTTGTGGACCTGACCCAACATAACCTCTGCCTAATGACCCACCGCTTGTTGTATAGTCCACTTGTCCTGAACCTGATTGTGCATTAAGTTGTGTTACTGATAGATTTTGAAAATTAGGATTAGCATCTCTAATAACATATTGCTCTGGCTCTTTGCCTTCGCTTTCATTTACAATAATTTTATCTACTTTAGCAGGGTCAACGTGCAACCATTTAAATGTTTCAGGATCTCTTACAAAGAATGCATCGCCATATTTGAATACATTACGTACAATTTTAAATATTCGTCTTTCAAAGTTGTTTAGATCCGCCCACTGTTGCAAATAACTTTTTAAAATTTTTGTTTCAGTACTTGTTGTTTGCGACTTAAAAAATATATTAAATGGAGTTTTGTTTTCATTGTTTTGTTGCGTACAAAATTCTGCTAAAATATCTAATGCCGCATTTACTTCACTGTCAACATCCATGGTTTCATATTGACCATAACGTTCAATACGATTAGGATGTCCTGAATAAACGTCAGGTAAAAAAGATGAATAGTTGGATCTTGCGGGACCGGCTTGTCCTGAACCTGCGATAGGACTAAGTGTGCCCGATGTGTCTTTTGGAGTGTATTCTTGAAAGTATTTTTTCCAACTCATGTATATTTTCCTTTATGCTAGTCTACATACTTTGTAGTTCAGACAGCATTTCTTTATTAATTCTTATTAATTCGTCCATTTTAGAACCTAAACCGCCACCGTTAATGTTATTTACCGATGTTCCAGATCCTGAACTGTTATTTGATTGTACACTCTTTTTCTCCATTTCGTCAAGTTGTTCGTCACTCAAACCGGTGATTGATTTTGCCAAACCGCGTGTTTGATCTTTAATACCTGCTTCATTATCCTTTGCGTATGCATCATATTTGGCACCCATGGACTGTGCTTGGTTAATCATGGAACCAATATCCATTTTTCCATCCTTCATGCCCTGCATCATGTTGCCCATGTCACCCTGCATCATGTTCAGCATACCACCAAGTGGAGAATTCTTAGGAATAACCGCTTCTTCGCCGTGTAACATAGCGGCCTGTCCCTGGCCAAAGTTTTTGAATAAACTTCCCATTGCTAGGGTACCGCCGGACATACTGTTTTTCTTATGCTCTTCTAATATTTTAGCCATACCGGCAAGTTCTTCGTCGCTAAATTTATCACCGTGAAAACCTGCTTCCAAGTTTCCAAATATATCACCTACAGGTCTTGCTACCGTGCCAATAGCACTCATAACGTGACCAAATGCAGATTTGAACCAATTCTTATCATCCTTCATTTTTTCAAAATGAAGTGTTTTCATTTCCTGCAGGATGTCGTTAATTTCTTCCTCGCTGTAGGCTCTTCCGTCATGTTTTTTCTCACTTAAATCTCTACTTGCTAATGAACCAGTATAGCCTACACCCATATCACTGCCAGCAGTTCCACCTACCCCTTCTCTAATTGCTTGTGATAATGTCTCTCCTATTTGTCTGAGTAGATCTTTCAAACCGTTCATGATATTCTCTCGACCCTTTTCGTCAAAAGGATTTAGGTCTGTGGTAAGTCTTTCTAAGAATTTTATTACGTCAGGAGTTTTTTCTCTAATCCATTTTGCAAAGTTTTCCATGGCTGTTTGGAATTCACCGCTTGAAAATACTTTTGTGAATAACTCAGAAAATGCCGCTCTAACATCTTTAAGTGCAATGTTCAATGTATTAAACAGATCAACAGCACCACCACTCTTGCCCATCTTACCTTGAATGTCATCAACACTACCACCAAATAGATTAATACCATTGATAATGTTGCTGAGTGCTGTACCATACGGGTCGCCCATTAACATAAGTGTACCAGCCAACTTGGCATTGGCGTCGGCAAATCCTTGGTTTTGATTTGCTAGACTGTTAAAGTCGCCCATGAGCATCTTGTTAAAGTCTTCTTGTGTGCCTGCAAAGTTTCTTGCCGCGGATGCCGACGAAGTTATTGTTTTACCAAATCCAGGCATCAATGCTGTAATTTGTTGTGCCGCGTCGGTAACAGGACCAACACCCATGATAGCCGCCATGGCCGCTTCTTTACCCGCTTCACCAAAACCTGCTTCAGCGGTTCCAACAATTTTTAACATTCTAGCACGAGTCTCGCCGTCTAGTCCTGCCAAGAATCGTTCAAAGCCTTTGTTCATGTTGGCTTGTTTTAAACCGTTTTCAATTTCGTCTGACTGTTTACCTGTTAACTCAGAAAGTTCTCTTAGATATTTTGCATAGTCACCTGAAAGGTTAACCATCTGTGCTTCGCTCATATTACGTTTTTGTAGAGCAACTGAGTTCATAGCAAAGAAACTCATGAACCTGTCGTTTTGCTCATCAAAGTCCATACCAAAACGCATCAATGTTCTGCCGTTGGCCAACATTGCACGTTTGTTCATTTCAAGTGCCATTTCAGCACCGCGTGTTGCTGTACCTAGATTAGCAAATTGCTCAACGTTTGCACCCAGTGATTTTAATAGTTGTCCCGAGTCAACGCCCAGTGCCGCAAAATCGCTCTGTAGTCTTTCTACCCTTAGTCCGAACGCTATACCCGTTTTGGATAGTTTTTGGAACATATCGTAGTTGGTGTTTAACATTGTTACTAATGTTTCTAACACCGTGCCCAGACCTAAAAAGTCTCCGGTTACATCCTTGATACCCTTGGCTAAATCTGTTACTTTTGGCTGTGTTGCTACCAAAGATCCTGCTAGACCCACAGCGGCACCACCAATTTTGGTTATTCCATTAAGTGCGGATACGGCTTTTGTAAGTGTGCTTGACAGTTTATCAAACGCAGATGCAACACCTTTGGACGAACTAGTCACATTTTTGGCTTCAGAGGCGACCTTTTTCATTTCGCCAGCCAGACCAATTTTACCATCGGACATTACATCCAATAGTTTCTGTAGCGTTGCTTCTTCGGCCGCGTTGTTTAGTTCAACCTGCTGACCACCAATTTCGCCTCTTACAGCCATATTCTAATTAACCCCATTTTGTGCGTATATAAATATCTTTATACATTATTATTTATGTAGAGGAAAAAATGGCAGAGAATAACATACTAAGCAAGTATCAAAGACAACCTAAAATCTATATTAAGTTGCCTAGCGAAGGCAGATTCTACAAAAAGAATCCCATGGAAAATTCAGGCAGTGGCGAACTACCGATTTATTCAATGACCGCCAAGGATGAAATTACCATGCGTACACCTGATTCATTAATGAATGGTGAATCTACCGCTAGTGTTATTAAAAGTTGTTGTCCGTTGATCGAAGATCCATGGGAAATTCCCAGCATTGATCTAGATGCCATCCTGATTGCCATTAGAATTGCAACCTACGGCGAAAAAATGACGCTGGATGTTAGGGTTCCCCTACCAAACAATGAAAACGAAATCATTGCCACGGACTTGGACCTACGTCCGCTGTTGGACAGCACCTATGGTAAAACATTTCCAACAACTGTTACCCATGGTGATCTAACATTCCACATTAAACCGTTAAGTTACAAGGATCAAAGTTCTTTCTTTCAAAGCACATATGAAACCAGCAGACTTGCAACAATGTTGGGTAGAAACGATATTAACGATGATCAAAAGAAAGAAGCATTTGTTCAAGGTTTTAAACTTCTAAGCAAAACAACATTGGACGTTGTGCTCAAACAGGTGTTGGCCATTGAAACGCCCGAAGGCACCGAGCAGAATCCAAACGCAATTAAAGATTTTTTTGATAACACCGACAAGGAAACTTTTGTTAAGGTTCAAGACACACTAACAAAAGCAAAAGAACTGTTTGACATTCCACCACAAACAGTGAGAGTTCCACAAAACTTGGTTGAAAAGGGAGCACCAGAAACTGTTACGGTTCCTGTGTTGTTTGATCAATCAAATTTTTTCGCTGGCAAATAAGCACACTCGATATCTCTGACCTAGAAGCCTTGGTCAAACGCTATGATCAAGAAATCAACACAATTATCGAAGAACTAGTTAATTTCTGTTACTTTATGCGAGGTGGATTGCAGTTGCATGAAGCATACTACACCACGGTTGAAGAAAGAAAACTGATGTCAAAGATGATTGAGGGTCACATGAAGATGACCAAAGACAGTGGTGTTAATTTTCTTTAGGAAACTTTTTTAGTAGCAAGTTTTTTGGCTTGTACCGCTTGTCTATGCTTGTCGATTTCCTGCTCCCATTTTCGTACCTTGTCACCGCCCGTTAATTGACCGTGAATGGCACCCGGAAGACCACCGCTTGGTGTTGGAGCAACCTTGTCCTGAATTTTTCCTATCATGCTTTGTTTGTAGGCATCCTGGCCTCGCTTCATGCCGGTCACAGTGCCCTGATAGGCCTGTGCGGTAGCACCCGCGGCAGATTTTACGCCCTTGCCCACACCCTTAGCAATTTTACCAACGCCCTTGCCCAGTCCTTTTGCAACCATTCCGATACCCTTCATGATTCCACTGTCGGCCTGTCTAATAGCGGCCTGCGTTAGTTGTGGAGCAATATCTTTTCTAGCAACCTTGCCATCCTGTCCAATCCATTGTGCACCATGCCATACGTAGGTCTTGTTGTCCATGCCCATAACGTTTGTACCCTTAGGGATCTGTTTGCCCAGATCACTGCGTTGTTTAGCACGGGTCTGTGTAAAAGCCTTTTTAGCACCACCTACTGCGGCTTTTGTGGCTTGTACAAAGTCTCCGACTGGTCCTTCTTGCACTGTTAGATCTTCGATTTTCAATGTATTACTCCTTATAATTCTATTTATCACCTAGATAGTTAACATTGATTATTTGTTGTATGTTAAGAAGTGATCTAAAGATCACTTGTGTTTTCGCTAATCGCTCAAACACATTTATTTCTTATTATATATGAAAGATAATTGCGAAGCAATTTAGCATCATGTAGATTGTTTCAGTCAGACGGAACCTGTTAAGGGTTCCATCTAATCTTGAACATCATGTGAGTTCGTCACAGCCAAGACTGGAAGTAGGTGTTTGTTTATACACAAGTTCAATGGGTTCTGACCTTCCCCAACCTACATCGACATCACGTAAAAATCTGCTAAACCGGCTTTTCGCTTCGCGAACCGCTTCGCGGATTCTCCGCTACCTCCCGCTTCGTTCCTTTGCAAGGAGTTTTTATGAACTGTTCTGTGTTTTTTGACTGCCAACATACAATCTACGCTAACCAGTAGGCCCAATTCTTTTGATGGCTTACCTCCCAGTGGGGGTCGATTAACGTGTACGAGTGTCCTTCTCAGGGGTACCTTTTACTCAGCGGTATTACAAACTGGCCCGCCAACCTTAAGTGTTGGATTGTTTTGCCTGCTCTATAAGTGCCTGTCGCAGTTTGTTTGATCCGCCAACCCTACAATTAATAATTCCGTTGTAATATTCATCCGTTTCTAATACACGGCGGTCAAACTGCTCTCTTGCCTCTATGTAGGACATCTCTGCCCTTGATTTACAAAAATAAAGTATTTCTCTTGTGAAGTTTTCTGGACCCAATGCTTGGACATCGGCAATTAGAGCATCTGATGATCCCCAATATTCTTGCCAATCACTTTCCTTGTGTCCACGTCTTTTGTTTTTTTTGCCTTTGAGTGGGGGTTTGGTAGTTTTAAACTTTGCTAATTTCTTGCCTATGTACTTGCGTCCAGTGGTTGTGTTTGTAATAAGATACACAAAACCTTCGATTTCTTCGGGTATTGTGTCAATTGATTTTCCACGGTAGGTCCACTGCATAATGATACTTACCGAGTACTAATTTCAGCCTTCTAAATTCTGGTTTTCCCTTTTTTGAGCCTTAATTTTTTTGCGTTTTTCTTGAATTTCTTTGCGTCTAATGGTTGCCAAACGTCTTATGTCACTTAAAATTACACGAGCCTTGCGTCCAGTTTCGTCAAAACCCTTAACTTCAAAACGTTCTTGTGCGTTATAGTAATCCATAACTGCTTGAACCAATAACTCGTGTGTGCTTTTACTTGACATTGACTATTTCTGTATCGTTGGAATAGGATGTAAATCCATTTTCTTTAATTACTTTTAATATATTATTAACCCTTGCACTCAATTCTTCTTTGTGTGAAATCAAATAGATGTTTTTCTGTCTTTCACGTGCCATCTTTTTAAGCACAGCAATAGAACTTTCAACACCTGCGGCATCCATACCGCTATCAATAAGTTCATCAATAAACAATAGGTTAATGCTGTGATATAGGCTTTCCCAAACATCACGGAACGTCCAACTTAAAGATAAAATGAGTCTATTTCGTTCACCTCGACTGAGGTTATCAAAGTCTAAGTCACGTCCTAGTTCTGTAATTTCGACGGTTAAATCGTTCTGAAATACAACTTGATGTGGTAATCCTAGTGTTTCTAGATAATATTTTAATCTTTTGTTTAAGAAGTATAAGTTTTGATCAATAATACGCTTACGAATAAACGAATCTTTTGATGTTAACAGTTTATATAAAAATTCTTGGTGTTCTTTGATTTCAGTTAACGAATTCATATGATCCCAAGTTACAGTTTGCAACGCAGTGTTTTGTAACTCTTTCATTTGTTCAGCATATGGGTTTAATTCTGTATCTTTTTCAACTTTACGTTCTTGTAAACTCTTTAAATTATTTTTGTGATTGTATGCTTCTTCGGCATAGTCATAATATGTGGTAGGTTTTCCATTAATATCACCTATATCATCAATCTTTTTAACAACATCATCTATTTGTAGTTGAATGCCGTTATAATAAGTTTCACTTTCTTTTACATCATTTTGTTTTTCAGCAAGTAATGTTGCGTGTGATTCGTCATGTAATTCTTGACCACAAGTAAAACATTTTTTAGTTTTAATTTCTTCTAATTCTTTTTGATATTTTTTAACTTCTCGATCAGCACGTAACAAACTAGATTCAAGACTTGCTTTTTCTTTCTTTAAATTTGTAAGTTCGTTATTTGACGAATTCCATTTTTCTAGATCTTTATGTGCTGTAATTTCTTTTTCAATATCCACTTGTTCAAGTTCAGTAATAGCACGAGATAGTCTAGTAACTTCATCAAGTCTTGAACTATCCCATGCTTTACTTTTAATATCCAAGTTATCAATTGATTCTTGGACTTTCTGGTTTGCAGATTCAATTGAACGAATTTTAGCATCCTCAGACGTAATTTCATCACGAATAAGTTTCATTTGTTCTTTAAGTTTTTCTGCTTTTTCAGATAAGATGGTGATACCTAACAGTTGCTCAATGATTTCTCGTTGAGCATTTGGATTTAAGGAAAGGAAAGGCTCCGTATACGTGTTAAGTGCCACCAAATGCTTGAACATGGTATGACTCATACCAAGTAATCTATCAATTTCTTCTTGTGTTTTACGTGAATCACCTTGTGATTCATCTATGTCATCTGCTACTTGTTCTGAATTATCAATATAGAACTTTAATAAATTTTTCTTTCTGCCTCTTTCTATACGATAGTTTTTACCATTAACATCAAATTCAACAGTAACCAACATATCCTTACCGTTGGTTTTGTTTACAAGATTGTCTTTTCTAATTTTAGTAAGTGCTTCACCATAAAATGCGTAACTGATTGCATTAATAATTGTTGTTTTACCCGTACCGTTACGTGACCCTGCATCGTCGCCACCTAGGTCCATGTTTTCGCCAAGCACAAGAGTCAAGTGATCTTTATCAAAGTCAACAGCCTGGGTCGAATTACCCACACTCATAAAGTTTTTTACTGTAATAGTTTTAATTTTAAACATTATAAGTTCCTATATAAGTCTAACAGTAGACTGCTTTTAAAGTTTTCACTAGAAATTTTTGTAATTTGTTCAGTTACAATTTGATCCACACTTTCAAATTCTATGTCACCACGATCTGTGCTTAAATCACTGTCTTGATTTTCGGTATCTGGTAGTAAACTAATTTCTCTTAAATTATATTGTTTAGAAAACGTTTCTTTCATAAAGGTTGCTTCTTCATATGATACGTCGATGTCTAAAACAACACGTATATACAAGTTACTAGGACTTAATAGAGTATCTGTTTCATGCAATAGTTTAGAAAGTTTCATGGTTCGATATTTTGGACAGTCGGGCCAATCAATGAATTTAGGTTGACCTCCCCATTCTAACGTCATCATACCACGTTCATCGTCCCAAGCATCTGCGTAATTGTGCGGAAATGCATTTCCGATATACCAAACATTTTTGTTGTTTTGTCTTTTATGGAAATGCCCTGAAAATACCATTTCTTGACTTTGAAAATCATCTGCTTTAATTTCGCCTGTGTCAGGCATATCAACCATGGCATTCATTTTGAAGTTAGGAAGTTCAAAGTGACCAAACATATATTTGCATTTCAACTTTGATACTTTTTTCCACTCCTCACCAACCAGCCATGGTACAAGTGCAACATCGCCAATAACCATTGGTTCGTTAACAACTGTAACACCGGGAACGTGTTTACCAAATACTACTGAATGAATTTCTCTTTTATCTTTATAATATAAATCATGATTTCCTGGAAAGAAGAAAAACTTATCAAATGCCGCACCTAGTTTTTCCAAAGAACGCAAACTAGCATCCATTGTGGTTAAATTTAACGCACTTCTATTATGATGCCAGTCTCCTGTAAAGATACCTACATCACAACCTTCTTTTTTTGCCTCTTTAATATACCAATCCACAAATGCTTCACAATCGTCGTTGTGAATTTTTGAATTTGATTTAAGACCAAAATGTATGTCCGTGAAAACTGCCGCTTTTTTAAACAAATTTTCCATGCCTCTCCTTATAGTATATTACTATACATTCTTTCCTGCTAGTTTGTCAACCTTAGTAATCTGCTTTTGGCTTTCGCATTGATTTGTAAAACTCAGCCAACTTTTCTTTGTCCTCTCTGAAGTATTCTTCGTTCTGTCTAGTAAAGGATGGGTTGAGTCCGTTTTCTTGTAGAATGTCATCTCGAATGCTTTGATTTTTCTTTTCAATGTTTAATACTCTTGTAAATGAATTTGTTACCGCCGCCGTATAGTAAGCAAATGGATTTTCTGATTTAGATTCGTCAAACTGTAAACCAATTTGTGAAAGTTGCAATACGGCTTGTGATCTCATCTCGTCATTGTATGTGTAACCACGCCAGTTGCTTCGTGTGCCATAACGATCGGCAAGTTTTAAAAACATCATTCCTAAATTTTCTGTAATTCTTCCATGCTCTTTGGAAAAATGTCCATTAAGCATTCCGCCCTTCCAATGACTTTTACCAACACACATCAAGTTGTCGGTGTCGTCATATTTCCAATGTTGAAACGGAGGAAAATTAACTTTGGTGTGTTTGTCTGCTACTGACTTTGTTTTGCGTTTACGTCCTGGTTCTTCTGGAACATGATCAAATGTCATTATCCTAAAGATTAAATCAGTCTTTTCGACCTTTTTCCAATCAGGTGTTACTTCTGCTAGTTTTGTTTTCTTATCACCCGATTCTCTTGCTAGTTCATATGCTTGTTTGCCAATGCGATCTGCTCTATTACGCTTTGCTTGTGCAATAGTAAGCCTATTCACCTTGTCCAAACTACCCAAAATAATGTCATAAGTAGAGTAAGCATCATCAGTATAGGAACTGAATGAATTTTTTGACTTATGTATTTCTTTAAGCAGATCTCTATTGTTAAGATACTTTACTCTTTTCATAAATTTCTCCTGTAATAAGTACTATTATAATATACGCAGTTAATAAAAGCAATAAATATTTGTAACAAAAGGAACCAAAATAGCATGGATAGAGAAAAAGACTTAGCCAATCGTACTTTTAACGAAAAGGTACAATCTGCACAAATAAACGGTAACGGTGATGCTGGAACAACCATTGCAGGAACATCTAGCAATGGCGTAACTGGATTTCTTGGTAATGTTGCTGGTTCGGCCATACAAGCAACCGGTCTAAGTCCTGCTCTTGGTAGACTTGCTGGATTATTAAAAAAAGGTGGTAAAGAAGAAGAAGCAGGTCCTGTTATGCCTAATACTGCTTTTACTGATGATTTCAGAGTCAAAATTAAAATTCCAGTTTTATATTTGCAAGGCCCTGCACAGCGTTTACAAGAAATTGGTGATAATGCAGTTGTGTTTCCTTATACTCCACAAATAGTTTTACAATCGAGAGCAAATTATACTCCGATTCATCCTACGCATAGTAATTATGCTTTCTATGCCTACCAGAACTCACAAATTGATGCTATATCGATAGTTGGTACTTTTACAGCACAGAACCAAGGTGATGCAAAAACAGTTATGGGTGCCATTCACGCATTAAGAACAGTTACAAAAATGCATTTTGGTTCAAGCGACTTTGCAGGTGCTCCACCTCCTGTATGTAGATTGCACGGATATGGAGACTATGTGTTTAATAATATGCCAGTGGTTATTTCAAGTTTCTTTTATACAATGAACGATGATGTTGATTACATTGCAACAGAAATCGACGGAGCCAATGTTATGGTTCCATCTCGTTCAGAATTTACCGTTGAATGTTTACCGGCATTTTCAAGACGAGATCAAGCAACATGGTCAATAAATGCATTTGCCAAAGGTGGACTAAAAGGAAAAGGATTTATCTAATATGGCTGTTTACAAAAACACAAGTTTATATTCAACAACACGACAGGTTAACGGTGCATTAAACATATTAGATTATGTCGAAATACCTAAAAGAGATACTGATGTTGAATACACAATATTACCTCAATATACATATAGACCGGATCTATTAGCAAGTGACTTATATGATGATCCTAATTTGTGGTGGGTGTTTAAAAATAGAAATCCATCTGCAATTGATGATCCGATATTTGATTTTGTTGCAGGAACAAAAATTAGAATCCCTACAATAGATGCTATTAGACAAGTAGTCGGAGGAGCATAATGTCCCAAAAGATCGCAGGTGCATCCGGAAGATCAAAAGAAGCAGGATTTATTGACAAAGCCAATTCGGTTGGCAAAGGTTCTACGGGTGCAGTAAGTTCGTTAAGAAATTCCACTAAATCAGTTGGAACAATGAGCAATGTTCAAACAAATACAGGCGAAGCAAT